TAAAACTCCAGGTGTGCCAAAGTTTGTAATATACTTTTCTAGGATTCTATCTACTAGGATATTGCCTGTTCCGCTAAGTGCAGACTTGTCAATCTTAATCTTGTATTGGTCTGTAGAATAATCAAGAATATATCTCTTGTGGTATTCCATCTTTCCACATTTAATGTCGTCAATAAGCATTGTTATGGCATCTTGAATATCATAGGGAACTACCTTATACCCCGTTTCAAGCGAGAACAGATAATTAAATGTTACTGGAAATGTTACTCCTGGGATTACTGCTAGCGTTACTGGACTATCCTCTGTATCATATAGATAAACTGAGTCTGATTCTCCAAGTGGTACACCCTTTGGGGTTCCAACTTGTCTAATATATGAATCAGTCATTTGCTGATTCCACTCTTTAATAATTGCTGTTTTATCTTTTGTTAATAGATAGTTCCACTCAAATAATGCTGCAGGATCTTGTGTTGAATCCCAGACAAGTTCATTGTTTTCATATGCTTTTGAAATCTTATAGACTCTATCCCAAACACCAAGATAGTCTGTTCCGTTGCCATTTGTTTCATACCATGAACGCTCATAGTAGAACCCTCCTGGTACTATAGAATCAATTATTGCTCTTGCTAAACCTTCGTACTTAATATAACTGTTAATTTCTGTTGCTGTACTAAAGCCAAAACTTTGTGCCAATGTCGTAGGGTTTACGTAAGGACGCATAATTTCTAGATTATCTTCAACAACTATGTCTCCAGGAAGACCATCAACATCTTCGTAGATTGCCAGGTAGTATGATTCATCATAAGAATTAAACTGATCTGGTAGAGTATATTCTAGTTTTGATGCAGCAGTAGAAACAATGTTTTCTGTAACATCGTTTACATTTCTTGCACTCTCGTTAATAACAAGAATGTAGTCAGTATTTGGTAAAGGCACATCATAAGATATGGTTAATGGGTATGGTGGTAAACGTAAAATCTGCATTAAATCTTACCGTAATGTCTGGCTACTTCTTTAGGCGATGCTTCACGAACTGCCTTATGATTTAGCCACTTAACGGATGCCTCCTTTGTTACAATGTTATATCCCTTTTCAAGGGCACCCACACCGTTCCAATGAAGATTACGCTCTGAATACAAAGCCATCTTATCTGTTGGAATCTCTAGTTCTACTTTTTCTTCTTTTGACTGTTTTATTTCTTTTACTTCTGCTATATCTTTTCTTGGTACGAAGGGCAAAATAGCCTCTAGCATTTCTTCTTTTGTGCTTGTTCCGTATAAATCAATATTGTTCTTTTTTGCATAGGCTTTTAATTGTGGTACCGTCTTTTTAGTAAACTTTTCTACTACTTCTGTTGTTGTTGCCATTTTATCCTCCACTGCTATTATATCAGAGATAACTTATCTTCTACTTGCTCTCAATGTTTGTGGTTTTCTAACACCGCTTGGTGTTCCAGAAATTGTTATATTCTCACCAAATATTGGTGTTGGTATATTTCCTAAAACATTATTTTGTGTAATCATTCCACTTGGACCCATTATGATTGCCCCGCCTACCCCGCCTACTGCAATAGCGCCATCACCATCATGTTGATGTGGAACTGTTGGACTTCCTGGATAAGACATAATGCTCCTTAATTGATAAAGGAGGACAGTTTGACCTGTCCTCCCTATCGTTTAGTTTTTACAAACTATTATGCAGTAGGATCTGATGCTGCGTCTGCATAAGCAACCGCATCAAGTTCTTCCCACTGTAGACCAAAGCGGACGAATACTGTGTACTCAATTGTATCCTTCTTTGGCTTGTATTCACGGTTTACTGTGATATCTCTCTGGAATCCCCAAATACGGTTAGCAGGGAATGTCAAGTCGACATAATCTGCTGGGTAGTAAGGGACTTCCTGCACGTCAATTCCAAGAACACGTGTTGTACGTGCTCCACCGAATGTCTGTGCCTGTCCATCAAGGTATGCCTGGCGGTTACGCTCTGTACCACCAGTTGCTGGAGCAAATGCTTCTGCGATTGCATCAGCAAGTGTTCCGTTGTTCTTTACGATACCCTGGAATGCATCTGTGCCTGCGTAGAACTTTAGGTTCTGCTTTAGTGCACGATACTTACGTGGCATTGCAAGAATAATATCCTGCATTACGTCAGTTGTCCAGTTGTTATCTGTAACGGTGACTAGTGCTTCGTGAGCATCGCCATCGTTCTCTACCTTGTGTACGAAACCTTCCATGATTGAAAGGAAGTTACCAGTTGAACCATCGCCATTAATAGCAAGGTCTTCGATATCGTTAGCAAATGCGTTTGTCATCAAGCGAACTAGATGATCTTCAAGCGCTCCGCCTTCAATATTGTCTTCAAGTGCTTCTGTTGATACTTCCCAGTCAAGACGAATCTTCTTGGTTGTCAACTCTACCTTTGTAAATGTAGCACCTGCGTTTGTGTAGTCATTGCTTGCCTGTGCAGCAGCACGGATTACACGCTCACCAACGTTAACTTTCTCAAGTTCCATGGTGTTTGCTCGCATTGTAACTCTACGACCATCTTTGGCGAGAACTGTTGCATCCCACACGTAGTCGATGAAGCGACGAGCCTGCTCTGGAAGTAGAATACCTCCAGGTGTACCAGTTGGATTTACTGCGTTAGCGCCATTGGTTACACCAAAGTTTGCTGTTGCAATATTTCCCATTTCTGCTCCGACATTTGAAGTGGTTGGGCTGGTAGCAGTTGCTCCGCCAATACCACCAGATGCGAAAGCACCATCACCTGCGTGTTGGTGGCTTACGGTTGGAGAGCCTGGATAGTTCTTTACGATTTCTTGTTCCGACATATTGTTCACCTCCTAGTGAATAGTACTTATTGGAATAAGTCGGCTGTTTTGAGGAAACGACCGCCCCATAGGGATTTTTGAGTCTTCGTTTCCGAAAACTCCTGTACAATCTCGCCGAGATCGCCAGACTTGCGGAAAGCGGTGTCTTTTTCGACCATATCTACTCGCTTCCCAAACTCATTAAAAGAACCCTTAACTTCTTTTACCTCATTTGATACAGTTTTAACTTCACCTGTAACGGCATCAAGGGACTTTGTAATTGCTTCAACAGTGGCCTGCATAGACTTTACTGTTTCTGCTAGATTGCTCAAGGCATTAGTTAGATTTTCATTGATTGAAGAAACTGCTTTAGCAACTTCTTCTGTTGCATTAACAACAGCATCAACTGAATCATTTGCTTCTTCAACAACAGGTGCTTCTTCAGCCTCTGGTGCTGCTTCTGCTGCTGGCTCTGTAGCAGGAGTATCCTCTGCAGGAACTTCTACTGGAGCCTCTTCTACAGCAACTGCTGCAGCCTCTGGAGCAACCTCAACATTTTCAATCAACTCTACTGTCTCAGCACCTGGTGCATCAACGATTGTTGTTTCTTCTGTCATAGGATTTTCCTCCTCTGTCATCTTAATTGTTCTAATGCCTTTTGCACTATCAACTAAGAACTTTATTTTGTCTGTATTTTCTGAATCTGATTTTTCAACAAAACCAATATTTTTCATAGGCTTTCCAGAAGTAGGACTATCTGCTGAATCATCTTCTGACATTAATACAATATCATTCTCTGAATCCCAGAATACGTTTTTAACTTCTGTCTTTGAAAGGTATCCGCTAACTGTATTCTTACCGTCTACTTTTTCAATAGAGATAACATTAGCAAATTGGTTTGCTGGATTATCAACTAGTGATAATTCAAACAATTCATACTCTTTAATTATACGCACTGATTTATCAAGTTTTTCATCAAATGTATCATCTGACTTTGTGATGTTGCCACCGATTGAAAAACCAGTTAGTGTGCCATCAAGTACCTTTTCCCAGGTATCCTGTGCACCCTTTGAGACATATGCAGAAACATATACCCCGCTATAAAACTTCTTTGATTGAGGCTCAAAATAACGATCCTCTTTAAATGAAACAATCTTTCCAACAGCGCTTGGCTGGTGCATCTCACGTAGATTGCCACGGAATTTTCTAAATGCCTCTAGGCTTGCTTCTGTAGTGACAATATCATTTTGCTTGTCAATATTATCTAGTGTTGCAAAACCTGATACAATTCTACGCTCCTGGTCTACCTTGCCGATTGGCATAGAAAAGCGAACGTTGTCGCCTTCAGTAACCCAGTGTGCTTTATTTATAATCATGGCAGTATTATTATATCAAACCTTTTTAAGGTTTTCTCAATTATTGAGACGATCTTCCTTCTCCTTGTGGATTTCTACCTTCAAGTGTTGCTGGAGAGTCTGAAGAGTTGTTTGCTCTTTGAGAATCTCTTTCACGATTGCCAGCAAGATTTGCTCTTGCATCTGTTGCTTGTCGTGGTGTCATAGAGAATGGGGCATTGCCCTCTCCATCTGCTCTTGGTGGCATGTCAATCAACTCACGAGCCTCATCTGGAGTGATAACCTGTGTCTTCACATATCTTTCAATGATCTGTGATTGAGCAATTTCATCTGTAAGTGTAAGTTCATTAAACTTAAGACTAAGTATGTCTGTCTTTTCTTTAATAATCTTATTAATAACCTTTTCAAGTTGTGCCTGTGCTGGGCGAGCAACCTGCTCCTTAAAGGTTC